CACGAATATTTCTTTGACTATACCTCAAACTGAGTTCGATAGACGGATAGTTGTCGATGTGCGCCAGACGAACGAGGTTGAACTTACAGTGCCCTATATTTCTCCTTATATGTTCCAAGAAGGTTCTACTGGAATTGGACATTTGATCATCACAGTTATTGACCCGCTTGTGGCTCCTAGCACCGTTCCTTCGACCATTTCTATATTGGCTGAAATTTGCGGTGGTCCTGATTTCGAAGTTGCGACCCCTTTGGGTTGCGTTTTTGAACCTTGGGCGCCTTTTGTGACCCAGTCTGCTTTGTCTTCCACTGTTGTGGCCGATTTGGGATCGCCATCTAATCAAGCGTCTCTTCTTCCAGCTACTATGTGTATAGGAGAAAAAATGATGTCTTTCAGGCAGCTCTGGAAGTTGCCTATTGAGCTGATTGGCCAGGCAGCTTCCAATAGGACCTTGACTGCAACTGCTAACAAGGTTTCAGTTGTCAGTCCTTTTAACTCTAACTGCGTTGTTCAAAACGTAAGCATTACCGGAGCTCTTGTCCGGTCGGCCTTCTTTTGTGACTTTTATGATCTCATCGGTAGTATGTATACTTGTACCACCGGTTCCATGAGACTTGTGGCAAATGATCTTTTGAGATATGAGTGGGCTCTTGGATACGCGTTTAATACTACTAGTCGTGGAATTGTCAATACTGATAACCACACTGCTGGTTACGCGGATAACCTTAAGACTTATGTTGATACTACAGTTGAGCCAATTGATGTGATAGTTCCTCCCTATCAGAAGACTATGGGTAGGGCTGTCGCTGCTTCTTTAAATAATGAGGCTGGCACCGGAGGATTTTATCCGGTTCTTGATTTTGCTAGTCCAGTCAATTTCATTATGGCGCCGTATACCACGACGTCTTTTACTCTTAGACGAGTCCCTGCTGATGATGCTAATGCTTGGGGCTTTGTGGGCGTTCCTGCCCTCGTCTATAAGAGTCAAGCCTAGAGGTCTTACCTGACCTCTTTGTAATACGTATACAAAAACACAAAAACACATGCTAAGCGAGTAAGATTACTGGTAGTCGGTTGTTGGTCGTTTGTTGCCAGGGTGGCGGTTTTTTTAGTTATTATTTAAAATCACAATAACAAAATAAAATACAAAAGTAATGCAGTTTAGCATTGCGCAAAAAAACATTTATATAAGCTTCTGCTTGTGCAGGTCTTGCGACCTTGTCCTGGCGGGTTAGTTTCGGAATGTCGGTCGGTTTGCGCAATGCGCATTCAGTGCTTTCGGAACG